AAAGATGTATCAACCCCATCTTGTACTAATAATACAGGAATATCCTTATTAATAACACTAGGTATAGCTATTAGTTTATTATATATTTTTTTATTTGCAACACCAAAACATTTAACATCGTTATTAACGATCTCTATAATATCACTATTTTTCCATAATCTATCATCATATAACATAACAGCACAAAGATTAGGATATAGAAATTTAGTAATATCTTTCCACCAGAAAGCAACCCCTTTATAATGCGTCATACGATCAACAGAATAACATTTCTTTAATTTAAACGAATTTTTGAATGCATCCTCAACTCTTGTTGTTATCCTATGGAATACATGTTTTCTAGTATCCGCTAGAAGACATATATTCTCAGAATCATAATCAGTGTTTTTATTTATTATTTTTATATCCTGACGTAAGAAATCAAGTATATTTTTATAATTATTGACTGTTTTTGACCAATCCCACTTCTCTTTCATTATAAGTGGATTCTTTTTTCTGGCCTCCGCCAAAATATCTCTATTTTTATTAATGTTCTTTATTGCAGAAACAAACGATTCAACTGTTCGATCAACGATTTCAACAATACAACCATCATCCTGTAATTCTGGTAATAAGCCAACTTCCGTTGATAATCCTAATAATCCACAAGATAATCCTTCTAATATTGGATTAGGCGTTCCTTCACCAATAGATGCACAAGTAATAATATCTAATGATCTCATAAAATTAGGCATACTTGTGAAAGGAATACCATTAGTTTCCCTATCAACAAAATGCCAATCAGCTATATCTGTAGTTGCCGCTGCAACTTGTTTAAGGATTTCAAATCCTTTAATATCGGTAAAACCAAAGAAGTTTAATTTACTATTTCCGCACCAACCTATTTGTAATTTATATTTTAACGGTCTTTTTTCGGCGGGAGAAAAGAAAGAAGTATCAACTCCATCAGGAATATCATATACAGGAATATTCTTTTCTTGAACTACTTTATTGTTTACTACTCGTTTTCGTATTCGCCTATTACTAACAGCAATAGCTAAATAATTATTAGCCATAAAGGAAACATCTGAATCTTGCCAACTTAGTTCGTCAAAAAGGCATACAACACTTTTATTCTTATGGTGGAATCCATTATGTTGTTTCCACCAAAAGGTTATTCCTCTTTTATTCTCTTTATCAGTAAATGAGTATTTCTTTTTTAGTTTATAATTATTATTAAATTTATCATAAACTCTTTCAACTATCCTACCAAATGCCCAATCGGGACGATCCGCTAATAATATTATTTCCTCGTCCCAATTACAAGGATTTACTCGTGCCATCTCTGGAATATAAACACGTTTCTTATAATTTGCTTTACTTGGATGAATCTCTATTTCTTGCGGGACATGAGGATTTGATGGATTAAAGGAAACAACAGTTCCCCATAATTCAAGATCAGTTAACTTAATAACATATATTGGAACACCAAGATTCCTTTTTTGTACATGACTTCTTACATCAGTATCAGGAACTACAATAAGTCTACATCTACTAGCAATTAAATCAAAATTAGAATCGTCCACTTGATTCTTGCTATTTACATGAAGAATAATTCTAGCACTAATTTTAGTTTTTGTATTTTTTGGAAATAAGTTGTAAGGAATTACAATCTTTATAGGTTCGGTCAACATAATATTATCGACATCTTTTACGGATGGATAATAAGACCTAAATTGTTGTACGAATTTTCCCCATTTAGAACTTATATTTGATTTGATTATATGGGTAGTTTTCTTCATATTATTATTATTATAAATAAATGCCCCCAATTAAGGAGGCATTCATTTAATGATTAATAGCCAGCAGGGGCAACAGCAGTTTCGTTACTATATCCATGACGATATGGAATCTGATAAGTGGTTACAACTGGACCAGCAGTTACGGTTGGACTCGCAACCTTCCAAAAGCGCCAATCATCAATATCGGTAAGATCACCACCAATAGCAATTGCGGGAGCAAAGTAAGTATATTCACATAATCCTTGAACAATATAATGAACAAAGGAATCTGGATTAATAAGTGATCCTGGGGTTTCTAAAACGGCGTTAGAACTAAATTCTTTGGCAAATTCCTCTAACTGATCCACTGTATAAGCAACACCAGTTGAAGCGGCAGCATAAATTCTTGACTGTTGTACTCCGAGTTTTACGGACATTATTCGTCTCCTGTTTCTATTGTTTGTTGTATAATTTCCTCTGAAAGTAATTCATTAGAAATTATTCCTTTTTTTGTCGCCGCAAAACCTACGGCGGCAACAAGTAAGGAGGCTAACATAATAACTGTCATTACTAACGTTAACCATCCTTGCACATTTTTTGGAAAAGCGTTTTTAGTATTTTCAATAGCAGTTAATCTCCTATCGAAATTAGTATTAGTCTTTATACACTCTTCCTTATCGGTAACATTTATAAGACGGACATTTATTTTCTCCATCTTATCACTCACATGGTCAAGTTTATTATCTACTTTATCTAGTCTGGCTAGTACTCCATCAAGTCGTTCCACAGTCCGTGCCATTATAACTTGGATTTCGGCTTCATTCATAACGTATTATTCAGGAACAGAGATTAGTAACAGAATACATTTAGCTCCGCTTGTAATGGTCGCATTAATCTTTGTAGCAGATGTAGAGTTTTCTACATAAGTTACTCCGCTCCCACCAATTGTAGTCCAAATAGGAAGTGCAACATCAGGATCAACACCTAAATCGTGTGAAATATCTTGTGGGGCACCTGTTCCAGTTACTTCTTCGGATGTTATAATACTTTCAGATGAATATGGTTTAGCATCTGGACCTAATCCACTTAAAGTATTAATCACTCGGCGTAATGCAGCACCACCTTGTATGGCATTCTGAATATCAGAATTATTTAGTTTATCGGCCATTGTTTCTCCTTTTCAGGGTTATAACATTATCGTTATCTCGTATGTATTATACGGTATGGAAAATATAATTTAGTATTCATAGTTTGTCAAATTATTTAAGCTATTATTATCCCAATAGATTTGTTTGGCTATATGTAATTTCAACTGCACCTACTTTGGAATCGGCGGCGGAAGCAACGATAGAAAGATTATAATTCATAGTACTAACAACTGCTATAGAAAGCCCTGTAATTGACATTGTTGCCCAAGATGTAGATGCACCGGAGATAAAATCAGATGTTGAGGATGAACTATCATTAGCATCCTGATAAAGCCTTGATGTCATAGTACCGGATGGTACTAAATAATTAATCGTTATATCAGTAATTACTGCTCCTATTGGTAATGTAATTGGGTAATATACTTCTGTATTAATATCATTACATTGCCAATAAATCCTATTTGTGTCTCTTCTTATTTCCCAGCCTAATCCTGATCCTGGTGTTCCTTGTGTTACCGGTTCTGGCATGGCTATAGTAGCCGGTAATACACGAATTACTGAATGTAATGTTGTTGTTATACCTTGTACTGATGTAATATCACCAACTATTTGAATATCTTGATCAAGTTTAATAACACCAGAACCAACATCTTGTTCTATTACAAGATCTGTACCATTAAAATATATAGAAAAATCTTGATCCTCACCAAATCTTAACTTTGTAGAATCAGAATCCATATAAATATTATTATTGGTAATAATATCGCCAATAAGTCTTATATTATCAGAACCGCTATTAGAACTTAGTACTAATTCAGAACCATCATAATAAATTCTACCTTCTTGGCTATTACCTAGCTTAATTTCGTTCCCTGTTGTTAATAATATATCATTACTAAGAGATACATCTCCTGTTAATGTCGATGTACCGGTTACAGTTAAATTACCACCAATGGATAAATGAGAAGAAACGCCAATAATATTAACAACATTATTTAATGTGGATATTCCTGTAACAGCTAATGTGCTTCCTAATGTAGTAGCGCCTGTTACGCCTAATGTTCCACCAATAGCTAAATCCTTACCGGCAGATATTACAACATCATCATTAAATGTTGATATCCCATCAACTTCTAATGTTCCACCAATAGCTAAATCTTTACCAGCAGATATTACAACATCATCATTAAATGTTGATATCCCATCAACTTCTAATGTTCCACCAATAGCTAAATCTTTACCAGCAGATATTACAACATCATCATTAAATGTTGATGCTCCTGTAACCGATAAACTACCTGTTATAGTAGTAGCACCAGTTGATAAATTAACTGACAATTTATCTGACCAAGCGCCGAATCCTCCGCCGGATGGATGAAAACGAACTTTAAACTCATCGTCGTCTAAGTACAAGGCACTAGAGTTTTTTGCTGTTGTGTCTTTAGCCCATCCAGATAGTCCATTAGTGTCAGCATTTAGTGTTATCCAATATACGTCATCATCATAAAAACCACGTAGTTTAGAACTATTTAGTTCAATTGATTCAAACATTTTATAACTTGGTCCGGTACTTATAGTATAATCACCTTCCCAAGTTAGGCTTTTATGCGCTCCTGATGTTGACTCATATGAAACCTTATGATCTAGTGCAAAATTATCAGTTAATTCGTTATTCCATGATGGAATAGATGATGTTTGACACCATAATGAGATAGCGGAAAAATATGCCTTATATGTTAGATTAGCCCCGGTAGTTGGCGTTCTAACTCCACTAGCGGATAGTCTAACCATAATCTTAACGGCATTATCTGATATAGCTGTTGAAACGGTTGCTTTAGTCCAAGATGCTACATCGGTTCCAGTACTAGCGGTATAAAAATTTAATGGTGCCGCTACACTAGTACCTGTTGAATCTAATAAGTCGAGTTCTGCGGTGAGATAATCGTCAATTCGATCAGAAAATTTGTAATAGAATTCTAATGTAATTCCTGTTCTACGCATTTCTTGTGTAATATTTGTCGTAAGATAATTTCTAGCGTAAACTGTTCTGACAGAATCGGTGTCGGGTATACTAGTAAAATCAAATAATAAATGTCTATCACCATACTTAGCCGAACCTTTAACCCAATGGATTACTTGACTAGTTGTTTCTTCTTCTAATTCCCAATGGTCAATAGAGAAGGTATTTCGTGCCGGATCGGAACTAGCATTATTACCATAACCACAACCAAATTCACCATTATCAAGAATATTAAACACGTTCTTATTTAGGTTAATTTGCTTACTAACACGAAACATTTTTATATTTCTAAAATAAGCTATACCGGAAAAACCGTTTGTTATAAATACTATTCTGTAAAATTCAGTATTTTTCGGTACCTCAAACGAAGATGAATATATATTATAATCCGTATTATCAGGATTATTAATATTCGTAACGTATACTTGCTCTCCGTTATCAAATGTGACACAAAGTAGTTCTGTAGATGTTGATAGTGTTTCTAGTTCAGAGTCTAAAAATTCAACATAATATCCTGGTCCTTTATCTTGTCCAGAAAGATTCCTTATTTCAGTATTATCATATCTAACTTCCATAGAAATATTTAAGAAATCATCTAGTTCACTAGTCGAACCAATACTTATAGGAACACTACTAAAAATAGGATTATCAGAACCAACTGTAATTTTTAGATTGCTTATATCGCTAGCATGTGTTTCTATTTCAAAAGGATAAATAGAATTAAATTCACCGATCCATAATTTTGATCCATTATTAAAGTTATCACTAAACGTTTCTACCAGATTAAATTCTGTATTAGCAAAAGATTCACCACCTTCTATATATATTCCTTTTATTGAATCAATGTATACATCTTTATCTACTTCTTGATTAGCAGCCTTTATTCTCACCCGCGCCCATTTTGAGTCATCTTGTAATGTTATTTCGGATGTTGATTCGGCCCAAGCAGTTGTATTACTTACTAAAATAGCCGTAGATGTGTTAGGCGTATCAAACCATCCTTGTGATTCTGTAAATTCGTCTAAATAAATATTAATTGTTGCAGTTGAGTCTGTTTTAGTAAAACCTGATAATTTTATTTTAGCGCCGGGAGAAATATAAAAGGGATAACTACTTAAAGAAGAAGTAACAGGTAGGCTCTTATTAAAACCAGAATGATCTATCTTAAGACAATATTTACCAGAATAAGGGGAAGCGTTATCTAATTTAAAGGCTGTTGTAGGAGTATCACCATTAGAATTAATAAACCAACCAGTTATATCTGAACCTACCGTTGAGCCTTGTTCAAAATTACCGTTCTTTATTGGTAATGCTGCTAATACATCTTCTATAGCTTCTAGTCTATTATCTAAATTTGTATATGTTCCGCCCCATTCACTCTCCCGCGCATTTTTAATTTCTTGGCTTAATTCCGCAAAATCAATAACAACTCCATCAACCATTGTCATCTCAGAAGTATTAATAGTAGTATCGCCATCATCTCTTACCAAATCGGCTAATTTAAAGTAAACAGTATCATATTGATCTGATCCTTGATTAGTTGGAACAACTCCATCAATCATAGATCCAGTAGCCGTTTCAGATCCTTCTGCTACTCTTACGCACCAATGCATTTTTAATCGTTGCGATGTTTCAAAGTTAGAAGTAGAAGGTAAATAATCTTCTTCATCAGAGTTAATATAACTAAACATTAACTGAATATAAATAACATCATTTCTTTCTGTATTAGCAAATGATGTATTAAATGTAGTTAATACTGGTGGTAATATAACATAAGTATCATTTACACTGATACCTCCAGATGATCCTAAACTACCTAATCGTAACTTATTACTTGACCAACCATTTTGCCAAGTACCTTGAATATTAAAAACATTACCTATTTCGGAACCAGATGTCATTACAACACGACAACTAGTTAGATCATGATATGAATTCCAATCTTTATTTACATCAGTAATTTCTAAACTAATATTATTTGTACTTGAGATAACTCCATCATCAACTCTATTGCTATAACTTGAATCTATTAGTGATCCAGCATTATTAAATGCGTTGTAATACCAAGAGGTATCGTTATATATAACGCTTCCGTTAATAATAGCATAGCCCAATAAAGATAGAAAGTTATTTGCCGCCGGTGTTGGGAAAATAGTGGAACATCTAAAACCATTTTCTATTCTTGCGCCGGAGGAAAAAAGAGCTTTATTTAGTAAAAAGTCTCTATAGACAAGTAAGTCTTGACTTTCGTTATAATCATAATCTGTTAAGGCTTGATTTTGTAATTGAATTACTTTCTGAAAGAATCTAGTTGCATCAAAAGTATTAGCACTTACATTTGGAGTCGCGGTTCCCATTGATTATTCTCCTGATTATTTAAAGTAGTAGGGGAATTGAACCAAACTACTTATGTTTTCACTATCCCATTCATCTAACGATACATTGGTATCTTGGCTTTCACCAAAAAACCTTATTACTAATCGTACATCATTAAAGTCTGGTATAAACGATGTATTTAGTTTTTGTAACTTATCAAGTGTATTCTTTAATGTCAAATTTTCCTCTATACTTGAGGCCCTATATTTAAATACTAATGAGTTAACTCCAAAAGGTTCTGCATAACCATTTGTACGCATAATTGATTGTTCAACATTAAAATAGTTATTATTAAAATCTTGTGCTAACCAACCAGTTAAGGCCGGAACGCCTAAATAGATTTTAACAAAGTTATCTGTAGTAAGTGTTAATTGTCTGTCCAAAACCAATAAACGACTAGAAGCAATATAAAGAGCAATGTCGGCCCACTGTCCATCATCAGTCTCCAATCGCATCCCTTTAAAGAAATCATTATCAGTAGGAATATCACCAGCACGAAATACAGATGTATCATTTTGAGTATAAGTAACTCCGGCGGGTAATTGTATACATGTTACTGATAATTCGCCTAATTCTTTATATACATAATAAGGTCCATATATTCCGCCATCTAATCCAGTTCCGCCAAATGGTCCGCCACCAAAAGGTAAAGAACCAAATCCTGGATTCTGCGATTCTTCTAACCAAGCATAACCATAATCAGTATCATATGTATATGACCAATAACCATAATCATATCCCCAATCATAATCACCAACAAAATCATATAGATTATTACTAACAGCGGCGGGCTTAAAATAAGGGGAATTAGCAGAATTAGCAAATATTGTATGCTTCCAACCTAATCTAATATAAGGATCAATATTATAAGCGAAGCTTATTATGTCTTTTAATGTATCTATTCTTCCTTTTTTATTTATATAAGCAGAAACCTTTTTTATTTCCTCCCGCCGAACTTTAGGATCTAAATTATAATCGGAAGGCCAATTAAACGTTCCTTCAATTAATTCTAATAATGATTCATCAGATTTCTCAATATCGTAAAGATATTCTAATTGGTCACAATCAGTTTTCAAACTATCAAAAAACGTGCCAATTGTATTAGTCATAGAATCAATTGTTCCATTATCATATCTAATATAATGTGAAGGCAGATTATCAAGATACCATTGGTGATGATCCCAATTTGAATAAGAATATGCTGATTGAAAATTTATCGCGGGAGAAACCTGAATGTCACCATTAATATCATATAATATTAATACATAATAGTAATTGATTCCACCAGCTAATCCATAACCAGGATCATAAGGCCAATCAACACCTAAATCTACTGGTAACGCTCCTCCAATAGATCCATCATAATTAAAGCCATCGTCAATAAAATATTGTTCCTCAACACTAGTTGGATCAACTGTAATATCAAATAATAATACAGATTCATTATCATCTGGTCGTCTAGGAAAACCATGTTGGCGTTTAATACAAGCAACTCTACCTGACCAAATTATATCTCCTGGATAACCGTAACCATAACTATCATATCCATCATAATCATATGTATATCCATATTCATCTGCGGATACATTTTGATATTTCCAGGAAAGTTTTATTCCTTGTCCCGCGATTAATGGTTTAACTGTAAAATATACTAGTTCAGTAGATTTCATTAACCTAATCCACCACTTATATTTAGTTGTGTAGTTCCTTCTACGATTATTTCATCTGAGTCTGTAGTAATATTGCCTAAATAATCGCTTGTTTTAATTGTGTATTTAATAGCAGTATTTCCAACTGAACCAACTTTATTAGTTAGTTTAAATTGTAAGGCATTATTGTCTGTTTTATATAATGTACCGGAAGTACCAGTATTAATCTGTAATCCGGTAACTGATCCTGTTACCTTAAATGTATTTGTTCCGGTATATTCAATTAACCAATCTTGTTCTGTAATATTATTTGAAACCGCATATTCAGTAAATAAGGCAACATCTGTGCCGGATGTTAATCTTGCTCTTGGTAATCTATAGAATACAATAGAATCACTATTATTGACGCCTACAGTATTTTCTACTAATTGAGCTAATTCGTTTAGTTTTACTGTTTGCCCAAATGTATAAGTCGCGGGAGACAAAAAGGTAGACAAATTACTAGATAAAGCAATACGAACACTACTTCTATAAGCTCTATTATTCACTAAGGTATTAATTTCTGTTATAACATATACAGGAACAGCCGGTTTAATATTTAAGATATACCCACCACCTAGTTTATCTAATAAGTACGCTCCAGCGGCACCTATGATGCCTTCACCGACTTCTAAATAAGGGTTCCAATAACCTGTAGGAATAGGATTACTGCCTTCGGCAGCTATAACTGTAACAAACTCGTATGGGCCATTGCCTCTATAAGCTAAAGCCTTACTAATACCAATACCAGCAGAAGCTAATAACGCAACTGCATCATCATATATAATAACTCTATCATTAGCTGCTACAACAGCAGGAAACTCTTTTTTTGCATCTACTAAAGACTTCTCATTAGCCCCGCCAGAAGGTCTAGTTAAATTAATAACAGAATCAATTATAGTTGATCCTTTATTATCTAATATAGTTGTTATTGTATTAGGAGCAGGTTTATTTCCATCTGTTCCCCGCCCAACTCTATAAGTTACTCTTATATTACTATTTCCTTGTGGCGGAATTTTACCCTTAATATTATCACCAAAGGTGATTTTTAATTCGCCAGTTTCTAAGAATTCCGTTACAAAATGTCTTGATGTATCCGATGAATTAAGGAAATCACCTTTTAATTCCCATTGATACCAAGCCGTGCCTTCATATACTTCTACAACTACATAAGGATTACCATTAGTTATAGAAATAGGTGTTCTAAATATTGTGAAGGATTGTTCTGGTTTACCACTAGATGTGCCTAATATTTCATCTTCATAAACTGTTCCTTGATGAAACGTTAACACAAAAGATCCTGCTGCCGGAGCAGTATAATCTTCTAATAGTTCGTATCGTAATGATGGATCAACAGGAGTTGGATTATTACCAACAGCTAGATATTTAGGAATAGTTCCAGCAGCATTAGTTGTAACGGTTATATTTACACTTGCAGTTGAACCACGATTATAATCGTAACCAAATGTTTTACCAATTCTTGATAATGACTGTTTTAACCTTAATGTAGCTGGATAAGCTTCTTCTGCTCGTCTATCAACCATAAAGAATAAACCAGCACCTAATCGTGCTTCATAATCTAATAATACAATTGCTGGATCATAATCATTTGTATCCCATTCTGGAAACAACTGATTAGCTAAATCTATAGCATCCGTTTGTAAATCCGTAAAACTTCTATTAGTTAAATCAATAGTAATCTCTTCGCCTGATATAGATATGGGCATATTTATTCTTTAGCGAGTTCTACACTCACTACTCCTTGTGTGCTATATTCTAAATCGAGATAGCTTATCTCGCCTATTAGTCTTACTTTTTCTCTGTAAATATCTTGTTTAAGATCTATTTTTTCCACTCTAATTGTCGGAAATGATTTTCCTAATCTTGTTCTTATTAAGTATTTTATTAGTGCTTCGTTTCCATCATGTATTAGTCTAAATAAGTAAGTATCTCCTATTGTTCCTTTTTCTGGATCGTCCGCGCGTTCCCCAACAGCCGTTAATAAACATGATGCAATAAGGTTTACTTTAGCTGCCGGATTATTACGAAATAATATACTTTTATTAGCACTAACTCTCATTGGGAATAATGTTGATTTACTCATTATTTTCACCACTTGTTATACTTGTAATATATCCACCTTGTTCGCCAATATTTAAAATACCTACTTCAGCCGCTTTAGCCAAAGCACCTGTAATACCAAATAGATTCAATAAAGCATTTGCTGGTTCTGGTGAAGGTCCACCAGTTAATATCATTAAACCAGCGGCAAAATGTTCTAAGTTAACAAAATCAGGTGCTTCTGTTGGTTCAAAATTTAATCCGGCTTTTTGATCTTTATAGTTACTAGTTGGATTTCCATTATCATCATAAGATTTATCTGTTAATACATCGAATGATACTTCTTCATCGTTTATGGCGTTTGTTATCGCTTTAGATACATTTAAAGAGTTTCCATATCTATTCGTACTATTATTAGCTATTCGGTTCTCCAAATCTTTTAATGATTGTTCCGCATCTAATTTAGCATTTAATGTTTCTTCTCTTGGTTCCCCAGCGGGAAAAGAAGAAGAACCACTTGGTAATTCACTTACTTCAGCATAAGTATCGGTTAAAGCTTGAATAGCTTTACTACTAGAACGTTGTGATGATGTTTTAATAGTCGATGGATCACCACTTCTATTTCTTAAAGCACTTTGAACCATTTTATTTCCGCCTTGACCTAAAATTGGTAAGGCATAAATACCAGTTTGTCCAAACGCTAATGTCATACTATTTAATAACACTTCTAATCTATTAGCCAATATTTGCATATTTTCCGCTTTTGCTATAATAAAATCAGCATATGTATCCGCTATTTCTTGTGTTGATTCAATGCCTTTGAAAGATTCAATAAAATTAGATAATAATATTAACATTTCTCCGAATGATTTATTAATATCAATAATTCCACCTCTAGTCCAATCAGGTTTCTTACCAGATTGAGCAGAATCAGCATCAAAATAGTCATCTATACTTTTAGCATCTAATCCATCAGGATCAATAAATGTCTTTCGTGATAATGAAACATTAACATCTAACATTAGATTAACAAATGATTCAACCCAATCAGCTAATTCTGTATAAGTAGGAAAAGCTGCTGCTAATACTAAAGCTCCCATATAAGCATCTTCACTGAATTGTGGTCTTTGTTTATCATCATTATCATCAAAACTATCCGCTAAATCATCTAAAAATTCATAGAATTTTCTAGTATTTAATGGTGTTGTTGGCATATGCCAAATAATATAAAATCCAGCAGATGTTAAGTCGTCAATTTGATTCTGAACAGAATCCAATAATCCTTGTAATAATTCACCTTCAACATCAACAACACCTTTAACTAGATTGCCGGATATTCTAATTATTTCGGCGGTAGTAGAAAGAAGATCATTTAGCTTCTCCGCAGTTGCAGACATAAAGGAAACTAATTCATCCATACCTTCTGGATATAATGTTTCTAAACTAAATTCTAACCATTTAGCCATTTATTTTCCTCTATTTACCCAAAAATTCATCTCTTCTTGTGTACTAAGAAATGAATCTTTCTTATTCTCTATATCTTTACTCATTAATAACATTCTATTTTCAATAATAATCTTAATACCTTTCACTATTTTGTCAAAGTTTATCTTTTGTATAGTCATTAGGTTATTCTTCCGTCATCGTCTACTTGTGTATTATCTATTAAGTATTGTAAGATATTGTCTACTATTCCTTCACTTATGGCTCCCGCGATCTTTTCTAAATCAGATGAATCCGGTGTGAGAGGAAAAGCCAGACCTAAAGCAGTAGCAATATCAGTAGTAATCTCTGTTTTTAATCGTTCTTTATTATCTAATACACTCATTATAATTGTGTCTTTACTGTTGAGGTCATATATAATAATTTAGTTGCCTGTAGACCCGCCATAGCACTTGGCATAGTAGGTTTTCCGTAAGTGTCAACTGACGCGGTTAATATTGGCCCTAATATATCTATAAATGTATCTAATAATATAGCATTAGTTCCTAATCCTAAATTAATCTCTGCTCCTTTTATATCTGTTTTTGCTGTTCCGCCGACTTCTGCGTTAGTAGTAGCAGTAAATTTAGCATTACCGGTTGATTCAATATTTATATCAGGAGAACCAATATTTACCTCAGAATTTCCATCTATATTAATTGTAGGCGCTTTAATGATTATTTCTGTTTCACCTTCTAGTTTAATAGTTTTAGTTTTTATTAGTAGTTCAGTTAAAGCGTGTAATGTTAATTTACTTTGTTCAATAATAATGCCGGAACCTTGAGAAGAAGTACTTTGATTAACAATATCATCAACACTTGATAAAAGGCCATTATAGATTCTAGTAATATTATTAGTTGGATCAATATCAATATAACCAGCTTTATTAATTGGATCGGTTGTGCAAATATGTGTCATAACTCCATTAAGAACTCGTAATAAATATGCTTGACCAGTTCCTTCTTTATCACTTGAATTTTGAACTACATTAAAAGAGTTCTCCATTACTTGTTTATATTCGTTCTTATTTATTAATGTAGTTTTACTTCCTCCAATACTTTCCTTTTTGTTTGCCGCGCAAGTATAAATCATACTTCCACTTACATCTCTTTTTTCATCGGCGGCGGAGGAAAAAGAAAGTTTACCTACAGAATACTTAACTTCTCCTAAATAGAAATAATCACCAGAAACCATATTACCATTATCATCTGTAGTAGCTCCATTAACTACTTTCTTTTCCCCTTTACTTATCTCTAACTCTCTATTACCTAATATTACTTCTTTATAACTATCATTTCTTTTTATGTTTGTCCCGCCAGAAATAAATTGAATACTTTTACCTAATGTAGATTCATGTTTAGATCCATCGGAGATGAATTCTATAAAAGAACCTACTTTATGATATAAGCTAACTCTTTCATTACCTTTTGTATCGTCTAACTCTAACGAATGTCCGCTAGGAGTCTTTATCATTCTTACTTGTCCATATTCCCCACGATAATTACTTTTAGGAATATTTTCATATTCCCTAATATCTTCATTATCAGGAGCGCCTCTAGCATGTCTTGGAACAGCATTAGCTTCTGTATTATTAGGCCAAGGGCCAGGACTCCAAACAGGACTTTCTATATCGCCATCAATAAATTGAACAAATACAAAATCCCCATCTTCAGGTGGAAATATTCCACCATAATTACCATTAGACCCACCAAAAAACGGGTTAGGATAAGCCCAATTAGCTAAAGGATCTGTAACGGAACCCGTTACAATAGGACAAATAACTTTTATTCTATTCCTTTGTTCAGGATCAATAGACTCATAAACTTGTCCTTTATATATTGCCGGAAAGAAATACATTATTATTGCCTTGATTTTGGTTTAGATTTTGTAGCAGAACTATCATCTTTAAATTCTGATTTTTCTTGTTTTACCTCATTATAAACAGGAGTAACCGTTTTAAAATCTTTAAAATATTGTTCATAATCATAGCGAAGTATCATTGGTTTTGGTTCACCTGTAAATACATCTGTTGGGATAGCTTCTTCTCCATTAGATACTTTAGGTACTTCTTCTTTCTTTGGCTTTGATATACTAGATTTATTTACTCTTAATATTAGTTTTGGTCTGGAATCTTTACTCATAGATATTTCACGCTCGACAATAATATATATTCCATTATCTCTAAAATCTAATCCATTACACGTTATCTTAACACCTTCATATAAAAAAGGATCAACAAACGTACAATCTATAGTTGCATCATAATCTTTTTTAGCTGTGTTCTTTTGTTTAGTTAGTTTATGCGCAGCTTCTTCTTTATTCTGTGCATCTTCTTGAATAACTTCTATTTGTTTTGGCTCTAATTCAGTAGTAAACTGTGCCTCAATTTCACTTGATTGCCCTTTACCATAAATATAAACAAATTCTCCTTTTGGTGCTTCTGATTTTGGTGCTTCTGATCGGAAAACACCCGTTTCCGCTGTTTCCTCATAGATTGTTCCGTCTAATTCCTCATCTGTTAGCGCAGTTGATTGTCCTGTATCAAAATTAAGTACTCCAATTAATTTAGCTGTTTCAGATTTCTTCCCTCTTTTTGTCCTCTTAGTCTTTGCTTTAAATGATGTGATTGAATTATCACCCATTTTGTAATATAGATTATAACGCGGCTCATTTGGAGTATCTAATACAACAGAATTTATCAATCTAAAAACTAATGTCTTGTCTTTTATCTTAAATCTATATCCATAAGTTTGAGATATTTGCCGTAATAATTGAAAATATGATTTATTTATAGATGTGAATGTCTCAACGTAATCCTTTTCAATCACATCTACAATAACACCAAAACCATTCTCATCACCAAGTTGTTTAATAATCTGGTAGAATGTTCCAGTATAAGACTTATTTTTGCAGTTTAGTTTATCATATTTTGTTGTGACATCTAATAATTTCATATTTACTTGTGGTAAACCATCTTTTGGATAAGAGGTTTCAATGCTATCAATTACATAATTAAACGCTTGATGTAAGTCTTTATAACCAATAAGAATATCTACTTTTCTATTCTTAGCAAATAAATATGAGTTCTCTTTTGAACGAAAATTAGTAATAATATAACCTTCGTTAATAAAGGTTAATGTAGCATAATCACGTTCTCTTAATGTTCCGGTTGTACTTACGTTTACTAATAACCGTTCTAATTCAACAGGAATTCTCTTTCCTTCTATGTAAATTCCCCAATAAGGAGTTCTCATTATACTTGTATCAATATATGCCATTATTATCCCATTATTATTGTTATTATTATTTTAGTATATTGGTATTGTTATATTTCTATTTTGTCTTTCAATATCAAATGGATAAAGGAATTGTGGATTCTGTATACATAAATCCCACCAAGCTTCTTTATCATTATAGAATTCCCAAGAGAATTGGACAACACGAAATCCAGCCGGTGTTATGACTCCTTTAACTCTTTCCGCCTTAGTTGGTGAATATATATCCTGTAATAAATATAATTCACCATTAATCTCTATTTGTTGTCTGTCTTTTTGTTCAAAATAATCAATCATGTTATTATTCCACCTATGTTTATTACACCGTTGGGTGTATTTATTCCGCCGTTGGTGTATAGTTCTCATCATCCGTTATTACAACATCATCAGAATACCAAACTCTTTGTGAAACATAACTTTGATAATCTTCATTTGTTATAACAGGAGTAATAGGAGTCGTTCTAAGAATCTTATCTTGTAACTCTAAGTAATCGGTTTCAGCATCTTCTGAAACAGGTGTTAGTTTTAGGCTTATTGTTGCGCGGGAAGGCGTAAGATTCTCAAACCAATGAGTTATTTTAGTTCCTACTTCTCCTAATACACAATTATATACAAGTGGACCTAATACTAATATAATAGGAACAGCAGAGTTAAATCGACTAGAAGCAGAATATGTTTCATTCCTAATATCTGATCGTAGAAATGTTGATAATGCATCAATATCTTGTAGAACACCTTTAAACGTTCCTTGTGTAGTTCGTTGTGCTGTCATTGTTGTTGACGGTTCTACTGCTTCTAAAAATAACGAGAACTGAATACTTGTAGGATCAGAGTGTAAGAATGTTGCAATTGGTAAGTCATTGCCGGGAAGAGAAAGAAGATCCCATTTAGTCTTCTCTCTAATATTAAGTTCACTAGGATTAAACTGAAAGGAATAAGTCCTAACACTAGTTTTCTCTATTTTACCTAGAAATCCCCTAACATTAGTATGTCCGGTATAATTAGATAATTTATTTATTACTGTCATTATCGTAAACGCCTCGAATGATATTGATCTTTTTTAGATTCAAATTCTAGGTCTTCCAGTCGCTGCTCTAGTTTTTTGACTACTTCTTCTATATCGCTATCTGTATTCATCTCATCAACATAAATATTTATGTCCCCAAATGAGGTAGAGCCTCTTGTACTTAGTGATCGTAATGCGGACAAATCACTTTTATTATCACCATATTTAGGTGTAAATGAGTCTAATTGTGCATTACTAGTTGGTAATGATCCAGGAGATCCCATAGTAGATAACCAGTCGCCTTTTGGCATATGATAACTTTGTTGCATTCCTGGAACTTGCCCACCAACCATCTGGTTCTTTAGTCCTCCTATTAATTTATCCCCGATACTAAAATCTATTGACCAATCTTTACCCGTAATCCAACCCCATAATTCTGCTAGTCCCCAAATAGCTAACAATACAACAGCAACAACAGCCGTTATAGTTAGCAGTAATGGTAAAAATGATGCATCTAATACCCAGTTCGCGGCAGCTAATATACCATTCCATATTGCCATTAACTTTATTTTACCAGTCATTAGCGCAAAAAGTTTAATCGACGCCCATACAACCCCTTCTAGAATTCCAGCAGCTATCTTATACGCATATGTCCAATATATTGCACGTTTCATCCACAAAGCCTCTAATTTGATTGCTATTGCAAAAGCAAAGAAGGCTGCACGTATTAATACTAATTTAGTCACTGTAATACTCAATGCAAGAGCGAAACCATACATAAGAGGAATACCTAAATTTAAATAATTAGCTAGTTCAAGAAATACTTCTATTACGTTTAATCCCATGGTTAATAAATATATAAAACCATTAAATAGTATTCCTAAAGGTATTGTTATTATTGAGAACATTCTTCCTAAGTTAAGCCCTGCTTTTTCTGTCCCAACGAATAATCCAACGAATGATAACAACTTATCAAATACTCGTTGCAACATATTTATAAACATTTCCATCGATGGTCCAGTTATACTTTTAAATACTCCGGCGGCTTGTTTTATTCCAGTCCATACAGACGACAAGAAATTTCGTAAACCCATTAGTATCACAAACCAACCTTCGGTTTGTGTTCTATACATAGATAATTCTGTCTCTTCGCTTATTGTACCAACTGATAATTGTTCTGATAATGCTTGTAGTACTACTCTAGCGTTTCTTATTTTTTCCCCAACCCAATCAGCCATTCCGCCTAAGTTAGATAAATAAGCAATAGCAAATATAATTCCACCAACCAATCCAAACTTTAATAATAATCCAATTCTACCAACAGATAATCCAAAAGATGCTAACATTGGATCAAGAGCACTTGCTAAATGTTTAGTAAATAATTCTATAGAAGCCTTTAATGTCATAAACTCGTTGCCCGCGCTTCTTGTATACCACATCGTTAATGTCATAGAAGCCATAAAACCAAACAATGCTGTTCCTATTGCTCCTAAAGCTAATAAGCCAACTCCAAGATAAGCTATAAAGGACGTAAAAGCCGAATTAAGAACCGGGAATTTATTCTGGAAATCAGATATAACTCCACCTAACCCTCTTATAGCAACTAATAACGAGTTAACGCCCATAATTCCTTTACCAAATACCTTATGGATTGTGTCATATACAGCTTCGGCTAATTTATATAATCCTTTAGTTGTTTCTTTTTGTTTCTCCGCGAAATCATGTAAAACTCCGGTAGATCCTTCTAAGTATGTAACATAATCTTTTAATGCAGCAAAGCCTTCTTTAGAGGCTTCCGTCATTCCTTTGAAGCCTTCATTAGTAAACTTTTTCATAATTTCTAACACATATCTAGCCTGTTTACCAAACAATACTTGCGTAACTATCTGTTTCTCTAAATTACCTTTTGCTTTTTTAATACCTTTGGCATAGGATTCTAATCCAGCGATTATGCCTTTAAATTGTCCTTTCTTTGGTCCTGTTTGATGAAATGCAGATGCGTCTATACTTTCTAAAATAGAACCAATTCTAATCGCGCCACCAGCACGTAATGTTTTTAATCCTTTTGGAAGTTTTGATGGATCTAATCCAAGACCTTCTATATATCTAGCTAACCGACCTTCTTTATTGCCAACCATAGCTTTATATTTAGCACGCATTTCTTCTAATTTAATAAATCTGTCTGTAATTTGTGTCATCCATTGACCAGCTTGTGCTGGCATAACATCAACATTACGTAATGCGCCACCAATAGCGGCTACTTCCGCTACTGATGTATTTACAATAGCGGGCATTGCACCAAGCGCACGCATAAACGGCATTAAATTCTGTGGATCCATTTTTGCTGTTTTAACCATAGCGGCCATTATATCAGCAATATTCCCCATACTAGTAGCTTTACCAAATTTTAACCAAGTACCAGTTAGTAATCGTGATACTTCAGCAGTATTTTCTAATTGGTTCGTGAAAATAGCTAAATCATGTAATGGCAACATTGCATCCATAGATGTTTGGACACTTAGTCCAGATGATGCTAATTGATACATTGCGTCTTGTGTTTGTGTAATATTAAATAAAGATGATGACGCAAATTTTCTAATATATTCTGCTAAATCCTCAAACTCTTGTCCAGTTACTTTAGCAACAAAACCTACTTCGTTCATTCGCCATTGCATATCAGAAAAACCCTGCAAAGCAGGTTTAATTAGGCGAGTAACCATTCCTTGACCAATAAATTTAGCGGCCATAGATGTTGATAAACCAACAACAGTTGCACGCATCATAGCTTGCAATCTACGTTGATCCTTATCCATCTTATCAGTATTTTTCTTAGAACTAGCAGCCATCTTAGCGCCACCAGTTGTAACAGTATTAACTAATTTCTTATACTCATTATTAATAGTACGAGTGCTAGTAACAACGCCTCGTGCGTTTAAAACCATTTGAATTGTTAGTATTCTACTAGCGCCAGCCATTATGTTACCTTACTTATATTCCTTTATAAAAAATACCGATCAATCATCTTAATCGGTATTTTTATTGTTTGGCCTTATCGTTTCGCCTTATCCATTTCGTCTTTTTCGTGTTCTATAACTTTCATTAGCTCATCAAATAAATATATCCTTTGGTCATCTTCTAATTCTATTACATCGTTATAAGTCCATTTATACCTTTGTGCGAAAGCCATTACTTGTCGCATTAGGTTCTTCATTACTTTTTCTTGGTCTTCCGCCGAGTACCGGAAAAATTTGCGACATCAATTACACCAATAACTTCCCCACCACAACTACATTTTTCTTCAATAAATAGATTATATCCAGGTGTATTTTTCATAATATAAGTACTAAGATCAATTCTATCATCTGAGGTCATATTTCTTATCACGTCTTTTGTAATAGGAAGTCCATCAATAGATTTTATTGCATAGAATAGATTAGCCGTTTGAATAATCGGAAGATTCTTAGCATTAATTTTACCTATTTCACCTAATTCTTCTGTTTGTAATCCTGTTAATAATCGTAGTTCGCAAATAAAACATTCTGTGCCATTAATAATAACGCCATCATTTAGTTCAAATTGCATTGGAACATCAGGATCAAACTCAGTAAATTCTAAATCCTTTTTATTAGTACTAAATGTATAAGAAAGATCACATGTTTGTTGTTGACAAGGAATAGTTGTAGTTGTAACAGCATCAGGATATTGTGATAGGATTTCTACGATACAAGTAGCTCTATCTGGTTCTGTCATTTCTAATACAATATCTTCAGGAATTAATTGATTTGGATTAGGCTTTCTTTCTAGTATCCCCGGAAATTCTTGAATAGCCCGGCGGAGAAGAATAGAGGAAGCTTTCTGACCATTATTTTCACATTCAGAAGATGACATATTTTCATCATCAACGCCACGTTTACGATCAAGAGTTAACTTCTTATAAATAACCCCATCTTTTTCAATACCAACTGGTAAATTGATTTCCATTCCTATTACATGATTTCCTGACATGATTTTCTCCTTATTATTGTTTTATGATTAATTACCCCTACATTAGTAGGGGTTTATTATTACACAGGTTATTATTATTTGATTTCTTCCATATACTCAATTGCAATTACACATGTTTCTTTAAGAATCTCATTAGCAGATGCGTCAAGATCGGATACAGTTCGTTCTTTTACAAATGCGTTAACAATTCTATAACGGCGTGCTTTGCTGCCGGTTCTATCTAAAACAGCAATCTCTAGGTCTTTACGATAACTAAAATTATCCCCGGCTGCTTTACTTACAAACGGTGTTTGTTGAACATCAGCACCTAGTTTAAACCAATCTAGGAAGAAATTAACGTCAGCGTCGGTGCTAGAAGGTTGCATTGGACGTTCAATTGTTAAATCATCAAACATCATTTGCCCAGGTTGTTTATGCTGGATTTCCGCTTGATTACCTTCTCGCCACGCTATTTCTTCAACTTTCTGATTTAATCCTGTTATCTTTGAGCATTTTATATCTTGCCCCATAGTTCCAGAACCAACGGTTGTGTCAGTAACCGTAAACCGAAAGTTTTCTACTCTATATGCGTCTCGTGATAACGTTGCCACTTATGATTCTCCTTATATTGATTCTACGGTGCTTTCACCAGTATTTATTTGTGTTACACGCCAAATGATATACTCACTTGATCGAGTTGGTTTAGCACCAAATTCTCCGATTAGGCGACCATTAACAACATCATCATTAGTCATAACGCCATCATCAATACCTACTTTAACAAAGAATGCTTCATCTCTAGTAGCGCCATCTAATCCACCATTAATACGAACTCCATCTAGGAAGTTACTAACGGCGGTTCGTAATAGATCCCACCAACGAGTGTTATTACCACGGAATAAAGCAAACTCTGTTTGCTGTTTAACAGTTTCTTCTAAGTAGATAAATAATCGAACTACTGGATATTGTCGCCAAATAGCAAGATTAGATAACGAGTTAATTCCCCACGCGGTTACTCCGCCAGGAGATAATAATAGTAATGCGTTAATACCAGCTTCATTAAGAGCGCCAGCTTCGCTATCATTTCTAGCAACCTTATAGGCGACACCTCTAGCAAACTTTAATTTACCAAAATCAGCGCCAGGACCAGCAGGGGAAGCCCAAACTCCACCATCAGGAGCAGGTTTACTATCAACACGCGCCATAAGTCCTAACATAGAACCAACAGGATCAATCTCTTTAGTAGGTGCGCTACCAGCGCCAATTGGATCATCAACATCAATCCAAGGGAAGAATAATGAACCGTATTTAGAGCTAAATCCTGCTTTTTGTCGCCATTCAATGGCGGAATCAACAGTAGTAATACTAGTCATTGATAAATCTACGTCGGCTTGTGGAACTCCGCCAACAAATAAAATATCGCCGCGATTTTCAAAATAAGCATGGGCAGATGTTTGGACAGTTGAATTAACATTTGGGAAACAAGCTAATGACGCAATACCAGTAACCTTATCCATTGCGTATAAACCGTTTAAACCAGATGAAGAACCAATTTTATCTAAATTAGTTAATCCGATGGTTTCGGCGGTAGCGCCAGATAAAGCTGCTTGAGTCGTAATATCTTCTGGGAAATCATCAAGAATTACATCTGTACCAATATCAATTAATGAGACATAACCAGATCCGCCATAAGTATCATTTACAACAGTAACGAAATAGTTACTAGCTTGATCATATGTAGATAGTTGCGCGAATGTTTCAATTAGAACTCCATCTAAAAATACATTTAGAGTAAATTCCATTGATCGGATAGTTGTAGTTGCATAATCATATGTATTATCTAATGGTCCATCTAAGATAATTCTATTTTCTCCACTAACAGTTTCAGTACGAGAGATAATAGCAGTTTCATAACCACTAGCATCATTAAGTAAAAGAGTCATGTTCTTAACATAACCATATAATGATGGAACAACAATATATGAATTACCGCTAACGGCTCCACCACTAGATAAATCATCTCCAGCACCTAATGATGTTTTAACTGGATCTTCTGCTAATGTAATAGATAATCTATTACCGAGTACGCCATAATATTTACCTTCACAGGTAATAGAAGCATTATAACCATAACCACTTTTACCTAGAATAGTATAACTAGCTTTAGTAGCAGCTACATCATCTAATACGGTTGGATCGGTATAATGTGCGATTCTATTAATCAGACATTCTTGTCCACCTTCATCAAAGAATGCTTTTACTTGATACGCCATTTGTGATGTAGTTTGGAATGTTCCAAAGACTGAACGGAATCTGGAAAAATCTGTTTTTATTCTAGTTGGTGTATTTACTGGACCCCATTCGGTAGTACCATAAATTACAGGAATTGATGTAGATACTCCGGCTAAATTAGTAGGAAATTGGTCTATTTCCTCAATATAAGTATCCGGTGTGATATAGTTTCTTGCCATATGAAGCCTCCGTATTGTTTTTAGTCAGTCGGCTCATATAATTATTATTTTTCTGCCGCTTATGTATACTTACTTTACACAAATTATATTTACTGTCAAATTATATTATTATTCTTCTATTACTATTCTTCTTCTATTTCTATTACTTTACTTAATGTCTTTTCTTGGTCCTCCGCGTTTTCTACGCTAGGATCATTTTCTGTAATATAAGAACTAAAGTCTATTTGTTTTGTTACTGGATTAACAAATATATCGTGTTTATATATATCTGCCCAAACATTATATTCCCAATCAGATTGATAGATAACTTGTTGTTTATCAATAGTAGCTTCTCCTGCGGATGAATCCCAAACTGCTGAATCAAAATATTGATTAAGTCCTTGAACAGTTGGATAAACTGTTTTATTACCTTCGGTAAAAGCTAAATGTTTCATCTCAAAAACTGGTCTAACACCTAATTTTTCTCTAATTCTATATATCATTTCTTGGTGTTGTGCTGGATCTAATGAAAATGCTGTTATTGTATATAGAATATTAAGATGTTCAGACTGCTGTTCTTCTATTTCTGTTATATATCCATTTGCTCCTTGGTCCCGGCCAACTACGGTTTTATCAAAACCATAATAAGCTTCCCATAATGGAACATCTTGTACGTGTCTAACACTAACACTAGGAAATCTTTCATAATCATATACTTCAACGCCTGGATATTGCATAAAAACTTCAACATCTGTTCTATCTGATAAAGGAAAACAAGACATTAATTTTCCAACTATTGCAATTTGAACATCAACTAAGTCATATTTTTTGAATATTTCACTCATTAGTCAAACCCCGGTCCCATAGTCATACTTATTTGATCGAACCATTCAGAATTCATCACCTTTTTAAATGATGTCCAAGTTTGTGATCGTTGGAATATTGGTCCCCAAATAGGTCTAGGACGTAATCCAGGACGGCCAAATTCTATTCCATAAGCAACTTTATATAAATCAGTTACATGTGCTGTTCCATCCTTTGTGGTGTATATTTCTTTCTCACTTGGATTAACAAACACCTTACCAATTATTTTATGATTTGTATATTGAACAGAAGCCATAATATTGTTATGATACTTACCTGTTCTAAATAAAGGTGTTGTAGAATATTTTTTAGCTAATCTATGTCTACCTTGGTATCTTTGCCTTCTTCCTATTGTCCCGCCGCCTTTTGACATAGTAGGATTACCTCTTGAACCTGATAATGCTAAAACACCAACAGTTCCAATAGGATTTCTAATAGTATTCTTAACGGTTCTATGTAGCTTTTTAATAAACAATTTAAAACTATGTTCTACTTCAGTTCCGACAACACCTCTTCTAGCGAACCTTTCTAATGCATGATCGAATAACATCCATTCATCATTTATTGTTACTTTGAATACTGCCATTATGGTGCATTCCTCTTTTTCCCGCGAGGTGTTAATGCTAAACCAATAAATAATAAACATTCCTCTTGTACTTTTCCAGTTGGATAAACTCTAAATAAATTATATTCATTCATATTAAATACAATTATATCATTAGTAGTAATCCATAAGTTTTCCCCAAGTGTAGGAAATTGTTTAACTAATTCATCGCGGGTCCAAAGAAAAGCAGCATCAAATCGTTCTGTACTACCAATTAAACTAGCTACTTGATCGCTTGGTTCTATAATAACTCTACCAATAGTTTCTACTGGATCATCATACGTTTTTGTTCCATGACCTTTATATAATGAATTGTTTTCAACAACGGTTGAAAATTTAGTTACATATATTTCATCAGCAAAACCACCAGATGTTATTGTCATATACTGGTTTAGTTTTGCTTTTATTTTTGCTATTGTTAGTCCCATTACACAACCGATAATGTTGTATCAGCACTTGTGGAATATAAGAAGTTCCCATTATACACACGAATATTAGCTGTGTGATTACCTACACTTAAAGTTTGGCTTACAGAGATACTTTCAGTATGATTATCATATTCGGTTACAACTTTTACATCATCTAAATAAATTTCATATTTTAAGAAACTATCGAAATAAACGGCAGCCCAAGAAAAAGAAACTACTCCTAAAGTATAACTAATACTTAAAGTAGTACTATCAGGATTAACATCTAAAGAATATTTAGACATACTTTTAGTAGCATAATTAAACCGTTGTACGGTTGATGATGTAGCCGTTCCTAAGAATGGAGGAGTATCAGGAACTATTCTATCTATTTCACCATCATATTCATCTTGTAATTTATCAGCTAATTCAGACCATTTACCTGAACCAGATAGATCTGTATTAACTGCTTCTTTAACTCTTAAATTAGGTACGTCTATTTCTGCTATACTTCCGTCCCCGCCGTTATCTTTATCGGTGGATTCAGTCATTCTAGTTTGTGCCATTAGAATAGCGGCTAATTTAATTATTAAAAAAGTTAACTCAGATGGTAACGATGAAATTGTCCAAGGTGGATTTGTCCCAAATTCGTTAACATTACGTAAGTCTAAATTAAGTTTATCTAAACCAAAATTAACGGCATCGATATAAACAGAATCAGTATAGACGATTGATAAGCTAATATCGTCCGGTGGATTCGGATCATTAACAAGTCGTCTAACTGTTCTTATTATTCTGTTTATATCTGCCATTATTTAGTGTTGTGTAATTGCAGAATGCTGTAGTTCGCCAACTTCTTTGTGCGTAGCCGGTCGAACCGTATGTTTACCAACAAAATATTCTGCAACATTCATACGTAATCGGTATAGTTTATCTTTTTCAAAATAAAATGGTTTACCATAACGAACCGAGCAGGTTCTATTAGCAATAACTAGATCGTCAACCTCTTTTGGTTGTACTTCTGTTGCTAATACGGCTTCCATAACTGGTTCCGTAACAGGTTCACTTTCAGTTAATTCATTATCAGTTGATTTATCAAGTACATCTTTTACATCAACTTCATTATCGGATGCTACTTCTTCAATAGTAGTATCATCTTGAGCAATAAGAACCTCCGGTTCTTTATTATCAGAACCGGAGGTTTTCTTACTATTTTTTCGTGGTCTAGCCATTATTATCAGTCCTTATTATTGTTTTATTGTGGCTTAAACGGTTTCTGCTAGAACAACATGATCGTCATTAACTAAACCGAAACCAGTGATTGCGTACCAAGCGAACTTGATCTTACGACCGAAATCTTCAATACCATTCTGACGAAGTTCAGTATTTAATGCCCACGCTTGTGCGTAGGAATTATCGCCAACAAAGGCAGCGCGATAAACATCAGCATTAGCAGCACCAGCAGTAGCGGCATCATCTAATGCAGCACTATAGCCATACTTATTAGTAATAACTGTTCCGGCACCATTAGACATAAAGTCTGTTTCAATAAAGACAACGCCATCCCACATACCAACAGCGCCGGTAAATGGTAAGCCGGTTTGATGGAAGTTATTAGCTGCCATTAGTTCTGGATCTGTTTTAAGATAACGGGTTTGATGTGAATGTAAGAAACAAACATAGAATTCTTGACCATTATCACCCATGAAAGGCATTGCATCAGCGCCAACAAGCTGCTCACGAGCTTCATGTACTAGATCGGCATTGAAGTAATCAACACTACCTTGTAGTAATGCGCGACTTGCACGGCCATTAGCAAAAATAGTATTAGTAGCACCTTCAATAGTATTACGGAAAGCGGTAGTAATAGTAACGGAATAATCACGAGCTAACAGAGTTGTGGCTTCTTCAACCATATCAATCCAGGAACGATCTTTAAGCTTATTGGTAATACCAACACCGCCGCCCCATTCACCAACCTGAATAGAATACTGGTCGGCTTCCATATTAGTAACTTCAATAGGATCTTGCTCGGCAAGTGGTCCACCAACACTAATATCAGCAAACTTAGTGAATACAATAGTATCACCAGGGTTTTTTAATAGTTCGGTTTTAAAAGTTGCAAAGTCCTGAAAGGGCATTCTTGGTAAAGCAAGATGCTCAATCTGTGCGCTATAGTGATCTCTTTGTGCCTCTGGAATTGCAACTAAGTCTTTAGCTGTACTCCAACCAGCAAATACGTCTGCCATTAGTTCTCCTTATGTTCTTATTTAGGTCTAGTTTTGTTGAGATAAGCTTCTCGATCTTTTTTATCCATTTTTCGTAAAGCTTCTCTATCTATAGGTTTATAGTCACCGTCTTGAATTGATGGCATAGTTGATGGCGCTAATGGGTTTAAAGAGTTTTGTAAGGTTTCTTTAGTGACCTTCTCTTTTTCCGCCGAAAGTTGTGAAAGAAGATTATTATTATAATTATCTTGCATTTCTTTAACCTTTAAAGCGGAGCTAGTTAGCTCATCTACTGTATCACCAGATAATAGCGATTGGAAGACATCAGTAACACCGGTTTCTCTAATCAATCTCTCTTTAGCGGCGCGTAATTCAAACTCTTTAATACGATTTGTTGCTTCTTCTCTTACACTTTGTAACTCTTGTTCATATCGAGTTGTAGTTTCCTGATGTAATGCCTGTTGTTTATCATTATTATTTTTTAATAGTTCAAGTTCTGAAAGTAGTTGCTTTTGATTATCTGTATAATCTTCTCTTTTTTCCGCCGAACTTTGTGCTTCCATTTTCTCGGTAAGTTCCTGGTATCTCTTTTCATAATCAGAACGTTGTGTATCAGCTTCTTGTAGCTTTGCTTCTAACTTTTCTGCCCGATCCTGCGCTTTTTCAATTCTACCTAAATGAGAGTTCTTCTCGTCTTGGCGAATCTTATCAAGCTTTGCATTTGTACGCTTTTCTACTTCTGCTTGAATTGTTGCTTCAAGAGCTACTTGATCCACTTCGTTTGTCGGGTCTTGATTTTTTTCTTCTGACATTGATTACTTTCCTTCTTAGCTATTTGAATCTTTGACGGGTTTTTGGTTACTCTTATCGCCTTCACCATCTTGCTCAATAGTATTAGCCTTTTCAGATGGTGAACCTGCAATAGCTTCATCGGCGCGTAATGCTGGCTTACTGAAACTCTCTAATTTACCCCGACGACCTGGGACACCTGTGACGCTCCCACCGGGAACTTTTCCTGCTGATCTTGCCATTAGTTTATCTCCTTACTAGTTATATTTCACTTGACCCGCTATCATCATTATGTTATAATGGGTATGTACAGAAACTTTACATAGTTATTTATGATTGTCAAATTTTTTTATCAAATTACATATATTATATAAATGACGGTTCAAGATAACACGCACAATTAGGGTGAGGTCTAGCGGGTAATTCACTAACATAATATAATCCTCTAGCACCATTTCCTGTATTATTTGCATAAACCTCACATATTTCATTTCCGCCATACCATTTATGAAAGGGTGATAATCGCCAAAATGCCATCTCTATATCATTATCTTTAAATGTTCGTTCTAAGTATTGTTTATCTATTCTATTTAATTCTGAATATATTAATACTGATGTAAATACTAATAGTGATTTATCTAATGATGTTAGTTCATTATTTATAAGTCTTCTTTCTTCTCCCGGCGAATTATCTAGTTGTGTTTCCAATAAGGATATTCTATTATCTAATCGTTCCTCTAATGTTTTCCCGTAAAATTCCTCAGTACTAAAATTATTCTTAATATCTTTATTAAATACTATTTCAGGATAAACTGATTCATAAGCATAACGAGTTTTCTCTAATAATTCTGGTACAAGGGAATTTATATATAATATAATAGTTAATTTATAATTGTTTAATATTTCAACTTTATCGTCTGGATTATTAGCTATATCTATGGGTAAGAATGTTAACTTTTCGCGGGAGCGATAAGAAGAACTAAGTTTATATAATAATATATTCTCTATTCCATCTCGTAATATTCTATTACCTAAATTCTGTATATAAGGATCAGCGTTCTCTACATCAAGATATATCATGCCTTCTTACTTGCTGCTAATGATGCTTTTTCACTTTGTACATCTGGATTAGGTCTTTTAGGATTAGGATTTCCTTTATTACCTGGATTTCCTTTATTTTTTCCCGCCAAATTTAACTTATTAGAATCAATAGCAAATTGACTTTCCATTTGCATCTCCATTAATTCTTTCTTTTCCGCCATTGCTTCATCTAATAATTCTTGTGCTTTTGTCTCGCCATGACCTAATTCCATTAGAGCACTTTTACGAGACATAATACCAAGTTCAATTTTCTTCTCAATTCGTTCTAATTGTAATGATTCATCGCGTGGGAATGGTTCTGGAAATACAATTTCCGTCTTATATCTAGTATTAGAGTTTCCTAAAGCATCCATTTCCTTTTTAAATTCATTATCAAACTTTTCAGTAATTACTAAAATTAATCTATTAAGTTTCTTAAAACCAACTCCATATTGGCCTTCTTTAACAAGGCGCTTATCCATCATTGGTAAATATTCCATAGTTAAAGCGGCAGCACTTTGTTTTTCACTGCCATTAACTCCATGACCGAATGCGGAATCCGGTGTATCGGTTAACTCAAATATATATTTTTGTAATCTATCTAAATAAGATAAATTAGCGCCTAAATCGCCTTTAATTTCAAGGTTATATACTTTTGATCCTTCAGGAGTAGAAATGGTTCTATTTGGACCTATTTCGATATTACCAATTTTAGCGCCTTCAAATACTGTTAATGGTGCTCCATGATAATTAATAATTTCAGATATATCTGTATTTTTATTATTTAGTTCTTTTTGTAAAACCGTAATATTCTTTAAATCAGATTCACCATAATATTCTCCTGGAATAGGATAATTAGCAATATGAATTACAGGAATTTCACCTAATTCATTTGTGAATGATTTAACTTCTATAAGTGTATTATTTATATAATATTCTACTTTTTCGTTTGTCCAAACTTCTTTATGAATTTCTACAGCAGGATCTTGATTTGCCGAAGGCATATGTGTATATTTTGGGAATATGATAGTTAGTTTATCCATTTTCTTTCGGTCCACTCCTTTTGGGCCGCCGAATTCTGGAAAACAAAATTCCGATGGAATAACATCTAATCTAACAAAAGGATCTTCAAATGGATCATTAGCTTCCCAGGAAGCTCTAATAAAAACATCACCAGTTACAAACCCTGTAACTCCGCATTCAATTATCCAATTTAGTTTAAGGTTCTTTTGCCAAGTTTCATCTAATTTTACTTTAATAAAGTCTTTATCTTTTGATTCATCAATATCCGTTGATGGATTATCAGGGATAATAATATCAAATCCATTTTTAAAAAGGAAAGATACATGTCTACGAACTAATGCATCACAATAGTTTACTATTGGTATTGTATAATCATTATTTTCAGGATCTATTTCTGTTTGGTCCCCGCGATACATTTTCCAGAATTCTTTATATTTATAAGCGCGTTGTTTTTCAATTTCCGAAACATCGGCGTAAAGAATATCTAAATCCAAATAACTATTAGATTTCTTCTCGTCATCTTTTTTTTCAAGTTGAAAAGGTGTATTAAAGAAATTGAATCCAAATGCCATTATATTTATTCCTTAGTTTGTTACCATTTTTTTCTAACTTGTTTACCTATTAGTTCATTTCCTCGAATATATGCACGACGAGGCGTCTGTATATAAGGACTAATATCAAATTGTTCAACCTCATGTTTAAACTCTTTATTAGCTAACCAACTTAACATCATAACGCTATCAGGATAATCATCTTTAGCTTTCGAGTTATCAGCACTTTTTTGTACTAACATATGACCAGAATCAGTCCATATTTTTTCTAATCCCAGCATTTGTGTATAGAAATTATGTGTTTTATCAGAATATGTTGCTTTTGCCTTCGGCCAAGTTAATCTTCTATTTGAAATTTCCTGATATAATAATGTGTATCCATCATGCTTAGATTGCTTACTAAACTTAAAAGGAACTACTTCAATTCCTTGAGGTTCAAATTCAGCTTGGAATCTTTCATGAATTGGATCACCTTTACCAGTTGCATCAACAATAACTTTAACAACATTAAAGTTACTAAGAAAATCCATTATCTTTAAATATTGTAATTCATGATTATCGCCAAATAGTTCTAACCAGTTTATAATATGAACTCTTCTTCTTAGATTATGCGCCTTTTTTGGGCCGCAATATAATTTAGCATCTGTCCATATTTTACCAACTGTTACAACAGTTGAACTAACAGATTTACCAATATCAATAGCAACAATACAAGAATCATCAAGATTAGCCTGTTCAATTTTGCCGGAGCAATGAAAAGAACTAAGAATATGTCCTAACTTATCTATATTATTAGAATCCTTAGATTTAATATAAGCAGCATTATCTAATACTTCTTTGGTCATAAAATGACCTCTATCAAGTAACCATTCTAATCTATAACTTAATCTAAACTCTTCTGATTCAAATCCTAATTCCTCAATAGCTTCCTCAATACTTTGTGCATAATTTTCACTAACAGCAGAAATGTCTATATAATTATGTTCAAAATGCAATCTACTTTTAAGATTATTCTCTTTAAGTAATAAATCTTTATCTTTATTTTGTTGGATTCTTTCGTAAAACCAATTTTTAACATAAGTAGGTGTGCCAATACAAATACGTGAACCGGCGGTTTCTGTTGTCATCGGCCAGATTGATTTACGATATTTAGTATTAGAAATATCTTGGCTTTCATCTGTTAATGTTAGATGAAGTGTTTTACCTTCAATTTTAGAGTTTGGTCCACAACTAACAATAGATATAAAACTTCCATTTGGAAGTGTTATAACTTTTCTATCTTTATAAGGTTCTAAATCCATTGCTAAATCTGGATCATCGGCTACAATTTTTATTGCATCATCACTAAACATTAATTTTTTAATACGAAGATATAACGGCGCAGCCGTATCATTGGTTGGACCGAAAACGCCAACATGAACACCAGATTTAAACTTCTGTATTCTTTTATCTTTTATATATTTGCAAAATAATGGAACTAAAACAACAATTCCACTACAAATCATAGCAACTGTATGCGACTTCCCTGACTGCCTGGCTAGTAATGCTGTTACAGTCTTAGCATCTTGTACTAATAATGAATAAGCTATTCTTAGTGCAAATGGTTTTTGATAACTTCTATATTTATCGCCTGTTAATACTTCACTAAAATTAACGACTACTTCTGCTAGATTAAACATATCATCGTTAGATAGTTTATTAGTATTATTAACGGCGTTTTTTCCTTCCTCCGCCGCTTTTTCCGCTAAATTCTTATTTTCATTGTATATAGACATAAGTATCCATTAGTTATTCTTATTACAGACCTAACTTATAGATTTTACTTAAATTGTCAAATTATTTTAACAAACGAAGTATATCATCCATTGGAATGATCGCCAAAACGCTATCCTAAACTAAAATTAGCACGCTAAACTAATATTGTTTAGTATGCATAAATTACTTTAGTAAATTATTTTAATTCAAACGAAAATACCCGACCAAAGGGCCGGGTAAAATAAAGGAGGAATATTTAATTAACTAAGTAACTGATATATTGTCTCTTCAACAATCTTTCTATCTTTTAATGACAAACAATCTAATTTAATATTATCAACAGATAATGAAGAAGCATAATATTCTAATGGATCTATTCCAACTGAGTTACATTCTTTTCTTAGTTTATTTCTTTCTTTCTTATCTGGTGCGCGGAAATTGTACTTACCAATAGATAGATTTATTGTCATTACTCTCCTTTAGTTATCTTTAGTTAACGCTAGTTATCTTTTTCTTCTTTTTTCTCGCCGCCGAATAATGATGACAAAATATTACCAAAACTTGTTCCAGCCAGTTGTGTTTTAACATTTTCAAGTGTTAGCTTATTAGCTTCTTTCGTTATTGCGTGATTTATTCCTGCTAATTCTAATTTATTATCTTCTATTAAATCACTAAGAACACGTTGTTTTTCATACAGTTTTAACAATTCGGTTGTGTCATACATTACTTTCATCCTTTTTAATTTGATTATAAATATGATTTATGTGAAACATTGTTTCGTCTGATAACCAAACAGATCCAAACTGTAATAAGAAATCAGTCTCAATACCTAATTCTTTTAATTCCTCATACATTTCACTAATTGGCTTTATCGCTAACATTAATTTCCTTATTTTCTGCTTATCAGATAGCATTATTTCCTCCTCCATTATTTTTCTACCTTACTTGGTTCCGGCCAAAAAGTCAACAATTTTTTAAAAAACTTAGACTAAAAATGCCCCCAAAAGCTGGGGGCTGGAGGAGAAGGAAAGGATGTATTTCAACTATACCTATTACATATATAGAGTCAAATAATTTCTTTTCCTCTTGACTTTTACAGTTAAATATATTATGATTACAAAATAAGGAGGAAAGAATGAACACGTTTGATATAACATGGAATGAAAAGAAAACAAGATATGAGGGCGAAATTCTTGTTGATAATACCTGTAAATATAGTAAGTTATATATAATTAAAACAGATTTAAATCAATTCTATTTGATTATAAAACACAAAATAACTCTTGGGACTAACGATATAATTATAGCACATGAAAGCGATTTGTTTGATGATTTAGACATAATTCTTGTCTATGCTGAAGATAAATATGCGGAAATTACTGATATGATAAAGTTACTTAGTACAAGTATATAATAAATATATTTATATGATAAGGTTGAAGTTTTAATGATTAAGTATTTACCTATACATGGAATAGAATTTTCCTCCTCTTTGTTCCCGCGAAAATCTAAACTTAATTGTTATTTTTGTCGTGGAGATGTTAAAATTATAGAATTTATTTGCAATAAACCTGTTGATGGTTTACAAATAGTACATGGAGTTATTAGATGTAATAACTGTGGAGCATTATCAACAACAGAACGAAAGATAGAACCACAACATTTTGTATTTAATAAATTACGAGATAAAGAATCATTATCATTAAAACTACCTAATAATACACGTATTATTGATTCTAATGTTAAATATAATTGCCGGGGATGTGGAAAAGAAGATAATAAATCATACATATATAAATCACAAGAGAATATAGCATTCTTTATAACAAGATGCACATCTTGTGGATTTATATCAACAGGAAGGACTAATAATGGAAGAATCGAATATGATGTTTTGTCCATTTTGCGGAAGCCAAATAGCAATTCCAAACGATAGTTTTGAAGATGATGATTTCCTAGCATTTACATGTATAATGTGCCAATCGGAATTGCTGATTCCGAAGGAGGAATGCGGAATTGCGGAGGAAGAAATTAAAGTTTTTCATTGACAAAACGATAAAATTATTGTAGATTAGATTCAGTTGATTCGATTTAAATAGGAGGAAAGAATGTTAACTATTACAATTCATAAAGACGAATTATTTGATACTTTAACTACAGATGAAGCAGTTAATCTTGTAGTAGAAATGGAAGCTTATTTTAGTACAAATGAATTTCTTGGGAAAACATTAATAAAACTATTAGAACTTGCTAAAGATGACGATCAATTCTGGCATAAGTACAAAGAAATATTAACAAGTATTATTGAGGAATAAAATAATGAGTTGGATACAAACATATTCTGGTATTAAATTTGATCCTCTTAATCCTTCTCCCGACGATATTAGTATTATTGATATTGCTCACGCATTATCTAATATCTGTAGGTTTACGGGACATACAAGAGATTTTTATTCTGTTGGGCAACATTCTATTATTGTTTCTTATTTCTGCTCCCCACAAAATAAGTTATGGGGATTATTACATGATGCAAGCGAAGCTTATATAGCTGATATTGCTAGACCACTAAAACGATCTAATGATATGAAGATTTATAGGGAAATCGAAGATTATGTTATGGCAGCAGTTTGTAAGAAATTTAATTTGGCTTATAAAATGCCGGAAGAAGTAAGAGAAATGGATAATAGATGCTTATATACAGAAAAAAGAGATCTATTAAATCATGATATAGATTGGGGATGGAAAGTAGAACCATTTACTACTAAAATCGTTCCAATGGAAAATAAGATTATTAAAGAAGCATTCTTATATGAATTTAGTAGGCTTACTAGTAACTCACCAATCATTGGAGTTAATTAGTGCTTCTATTTCAATCATATCAGTTTCAGTCATTTGTTTATTCATTACATGAATTTCTTTATGACACGTTGGACAAAGTATTTGTAAGTTGTGAATACTATTATTGTTATGATCGAAATCTACATGATGAACCTCAAGAACTTGAACATACGTACAATAATTACAAATATCACAACAATGTGGATAACTCTTTAACGCTAGTTTACGATAAGACATAAGATAGTAATAACAGAATGTTATATTAAGTCAAATAATTAAAGGAAATTAATATGGAAGAACGAAAAGAAGATGTTAAACTTTTAAAGAAATATATTATTAGTATTGAGATTGAAAATAGTAGATTGTTTCACGTTTGGGCAGAAAATAGTGGCGCGGCAGAGAAGATAATAAAAAACGATGAATGGCTTATTAATGATTTAAAATATGATATAGAGGTTAACGTAGATTCTAATAGTGGCGGGAATGGAAAAGATGGAGTTATTTATAAAGAAGAATGGTTTTATGATAATCCATTTATGTATAAAGATACATTAATATTTGTTACAGATGATATTAGTATCGCGGCACAAAAAGATGTAAAGTTACAAGATACTTATCTATACAAACAATGGTTAGAGAAAAAAGGACAAATGAGGTTAATAGATTAATATGAAATATAGAATATTAAAGAATAAAAACGATAGATATAAAATACAATATAAACGGTTCTGTTTTGGAATGATTATCTCACTTGGGTTAATTATAAGCTACAAGTAAGATATTATTTAGAGATTAAAGATCCCGAAGATATAATTAACAGAATAGAAAATACGAAGGAATATAATAAAACACGTTCATATAAACACGGAAAGGTTTGTTAATGTCAGATAGTAAAGTAGATGTATACAAGAATGATAATGGAACTTTTTCTATTAATCCAGAAAAATGTAAAGGAACAATTGAGGTAACTAGATATTTTACCAAAGATTTAAAGGAATGGGATTCCGAGATTAATTGGACATTTCGTGATGCAATTATTAAAGGTAATAAAGATAAACCTATCTTTGAACAAGATAATGTAATTTTTCCTGATTTTTGGAGTGATAATGCAGTTAATATTGTATCTAGTAAATATTTTCGCGGGAAACTAGGAACAGAAGAAAGAGAATACTCTTTAAAAGACCTAATAACAAGAGTAGTAGATACAATTGCTGGTTGGGGATTAAATCAAGGATACTATAATGGGGAATCACTAGAGATTTTTAAAGATGAATTAAAGTGGTTATTAGTTAATCAATATTTTTCATTTAATTCTCCTGTTTGGTTTAATGTTGGAAACGAGAAATTTGCACAAGCAGGAGGATGTTTCTTAAATTCCGTTAATGATAATATGGAATCAATTTTAGATTTAGTGAAAAAAGAAGGGTTAATTTTTAAAGGTGGGTCTGGTTCAGGCGTTAATTTAAGTAGTTTACGTTCCTCAAAGGAGTATGTTAAAGGAGGCGGGAAAGCCTCTGGTCCATTATCATGGATGAAAATTTATGATGTTACTGCTGCTTCAATCCGCTCGGGCGGGAAGACAAGACGTGCCGCTAAAATGGTAATGTTAAACTGCGATCATCCCGATATTGTAGATTTTATTAATTGTAAAATTAAAGAGGAAGAAAAAGCAAACGCACTAATTAAACAAGGCTATGATGGTTCATTTAATGGTGAAGCGTATGAATCTGTATTTTTCCAAAATAGTAATCATTCTATTCGTGTAACCGATAAGTTTATGAAAGCAGCGCGGGACAACAAAGAATGGAATACATTAGAAATAACAACAGGTAATGTATCAGAAACACATAAGGCTAAAGATATTTTAATGCGAGCAGCTAAAGCCGCATGGAAATGTGGCGATCCAGGCATTATATTCCACGATAATACTAATAAATGGAATACATGTAGTAATTCTTTTGAGATTAAAAATGTTAATCCTTGTATTCAAGGAAGTATGATGATTAAAACATCTGATGGAGACAAGAAAATTGAGGATCTTGTTGCGAAAGAAGTAGAAATAATTAATAAAGATGGCGATAAAGTAAGAAGTGATATTACTTACACAGGCGAAAAAGAATTAGTAAGTATTAACTTTAGTCACCAGCAGAATAAAAGTCCTCTGTTATTTACCCCAGATCATGATTTTATGCTGAATGATGGATCATCATGTAAGGCAAAAGATTTAGCTCATAAAAGAATTATGCCTTTTTATAAGATTAAAGATGTATCTGACAATGATGACAAATTGTTGTTGGCCGGTTTTATTCAAGGTGATGAAAACACAGGAAGATTAAATTCTAAGGCACATAAAGGATTAGAAGTAAATATTGGAAAAAAAGATCTTGAAATGCTAGAGTATATCCCTGATGGTGAACTAAACGGTCATAAAGTGTACTCTAGGTATAGCCTGAATATTGCCAAGCATTTTAGATTGAGTGCGGAACAACTACCTTATCGTAATATACCATCATGGGTATTTGCTATAAATGTATCAGATAAAGATGTTGCTTCTTTCCTGTGTGGCCTTTATACAGCTAATGGTTGTGTGATAAAGAAAGCAAGAGTAGGATTCAAAACTACCTGTAAAGATTTGGCAGATAATTTAATTAAGTTATTACATCTACGATTTAATATTTCAGCATATTTGACAACTAATAAGCCAACAAAAGTTAAATTTGATAATGGTGAATACTTATGTAAGGAGAGCTACGATGTAAATATTAGTAGATTCTCCGATATTCTTAGTTTTGCCTCAAATATTTCCTTTGTTCAGAAGTATAAACAAATAAGACTAGAAGAATTAATTGTTTCAAGAGGATATTATGTAGCCTCAGTAAAAAAAGTAGAAGGATTACATAAAGTATATGATTTTACAGAACCCTTAACACATTGGGGAGTTATTGAAGGAGTAATCACACATAACTGCGGCGAATTCAGCTTCATTGACGATTCTTCTTGTAATCTTGCATCGTTAAATCTAATAAAATTCGATGAACATCAAATGATAGGTAAAACATTTGATAATACTGGCTTTGAGAAAGCCATCAGTCATATTATCTTAGCACAAGATATTTTAGTTGATAATAGTTGCTACCCAACTAAAGAGATTGCAGAGAATAGTAGTTTATATCGTCCTTTAGGTCTTGGTTATAGTAATGCTGGCTCTTTCCTTCTCCGCCGCGCTATTCCTTATGATTCCGATAAAGGATGTAATCTTATTGCTTATATTACATCTTTAATGACTTCCTACGCATATAAAACTAGTGCTAATCTAGCTAAATATTGTGGACAATTTAAGATGTTTGACGATAATAAGACATCTTTTTACGAAATAATGAACCAACACCAAAAATATTGTGATTGTTTGCCTTATTTTGATGGAAATAATGATGCACATTTTTCTTGGGTAGATACTAATGTAAGAATTGGGGAATCAGGTACACGAAATGCCCAAGTAACATTATTAGCGCCTTGTGGAACTATTGGGTTTATGATGGATTGTGATACAACTGGAATTGAGCCATCAATAGCACTTACAACGTATAAAAAACTATCCGGCGGAGGTGATATAGAGATTCCTAATAAAAGCGTTCAAATCGCCTTAGATAAATTAGGTTACAATTCGTTGGATGATGTTAAAGAAGAACATTTAGCTATCTTTGATTGCGCGCTTAATAGGAATGGTAGATCAATTTCCGCTATTGGTCATATGAAAATGATGAACGCAGTTCAACCATTTCTTTCCGGGGCAATATCGAAAACAATAAATATTCCCGAAAGTTCTACTGTTGAGGATATTTATAATATTTATTTTAAAGCGTGGGAAATGGGATTAAAATCTATTACTGTTTATCGTAATAATAGTAAAAAGATTCAACCATTAAGTAATAAAAAGGCGGGAGAAACTAAAGAAACTATCGTTACTAAAGAAATAAAGATTACTAATAAAAGTATACGTAAACGATTACCAGATGAACGTAAAGCTATTACTCATAAGTTTAATGTAGCTGGACATGAAGGATATATTACTATTGGGCTTTTCCCTGATGGTTCTCCCGGCGAATTATTCATTATTATGAGCAAGGAAGGCTCAACCGTTTCGGGCCTTATGGATGGGTTCGCTACAATGACTTCATTAGGATTACAATATGGAGTTCCTTTAGAGGATATTGTAAAGAAATTTAGTCATATGCGGTTTGAACCGGCCGGAATGACACGAAACAAAGATATTCCGTTCGCCAAGAGTATTTATGATTATATTTTCCGCTATATTGGTAAAACTTTCGTTGACAAATCGGATTCTTTGAGCTATAATTCTATTCAAGTTATGGAAGAAAAGGAGGACGATAATAGTGTTGAAATTGATGTTAGCCAAGAGGATTCTCCACCATGTCCTGAATGTGGTAGAATAATGGTTAGAGCGGGCGCCTGTCATTCCTGCACAACTTGTGGAGCAACAAGTGGTTGTAGCTAAACGATTACAATGGGTTGATAAAGAAACTTATTATATAAGTATTATGAAAGCTAGTAGCAATTGTCAATTTCGTAATATCTTATTTAATAGGTATGATTATTGGTATTATAGAATAATTGTTGAAGATTCAACGGGAAGAATGTATTTATGTGCCGATAATATCGCGGAACCAAACAAAAGGAAGGTAAAAGCTAAGTTATTATGTAAGAGAAAGATAAACAGTTTAGTTAATTGGATTAACGAAATAGGAGATAATAATGGTTAAATGGGTTAAAGTAGGAACTGAACGTCATTGGGAACGTAAATTTAATAATCATATTACTGCTGTTTTAAAAGATGAAGCTGATGTTTATAGGTTATCTTTATCTTCTGATTATAGTTATTTTGATGAATTTTTAGAAGCCTCCTCTCTTCCCGCCGCGAAAAAGGAATCGGCGGAGAGGATAAAAGAGTTCATTTTAAAAAGTATATATACATATAATAAACTAATGATTGATGCAATGAAAGAAGTTAAAGGAGAAGAATAATGAACGTTATAGGTCAAGACGGCTGGACAATCAAAAAGAAGCAAGTATGCCTAAGTAATATATGGAACGATCATGGATTCCTACGAATACAATATTATAAGTTTATTGTATTACCAAAGGATAACTTACTAACAGGTCATGTTTTTAATGACGAATTTGGTAATTGGTTTGCAACTATTAGTTTTGTCTATAATACTATTGTATTTAAATATTCTAAAAAAGATTATTCTAAATCAAGTAGTGCTAAAAGAGGCGCAGAACGACAATTAGCTAAACTATTACATAAATTAGTGGCCGGAGAAGATAATGTGTGATCAAGAAGCAAAATGTCCAAGATGTCTTAAATGGTCAACTATTAATGAAGAAGAATACGTAATTCATGGTACTTGGTGGTGGTTTGAAAATTATACCTATTGTCCCAAATGTGGTATTGGATCTCTTATGGAATCAATTACAGAACTAAGGGATATTCCAGAAGATGGACAAACTATTGAATTTAGACAACTTAAAGAAGAGAATAGAAAGTATAGAAAAGCACTTGAACGGGTAAAACTTGGTTATGATATTATATTTTCTGATTCAATAGCTAGAACATCACATAATCTAGTTGTAGGCTACTTTCAAGGAATCGCAATATCCGCACTTAACTAAAGGTATTATATCATGATCTGGTTTACTGCTGATACGCATTTTAGTCATAAAAATGTTATAAAGTATTGTAATCGTCCTTTTGATTCTATTAATGATATGAATGATTGTTTGATTTATAACTGGAATTCTCTTGTTTCTCCCGGCGATATTGTTTATCATCTTGGTGATTTTGGTAATGATAGAGATCCGGCAATTGTAAGTGTATTTAATAAGTTAAAAGGTAATAAGATATTAATTCAAGGAAACCACGATCATAGTGCTATTAGAAACCTTAATTGGGGATGGGTTAAACAAGTTTATTATCTTAAAGAACATAAGTTATGGTTAAGTCATTTTCCTCATGTTTATTGGCATTTCTCTTATTACGGCTCCCGCCATTTATTCGGACATGAACATGGAAAATTCGATGGGATTGGTAAAAGTATAGATGTTGGAGTAGACACAAACGATTATAAACCTTACAGCATTAATGAAGTTAATGAATTACTTAAAGTAAAGGAACCTTATGGAAAACAAGTGGGTTAGAACGAAATCTTGTGTTGGTAATAGTTTTGATAACACAATACATGATAGTATTATTTATACTAAAACTATTAAGTTAAATAAGAATGATATATTAACATGTCTTATTCATAACTCCGAACTTGATAATTGGGAAACAGCAATTTGTCTAATTTGTGGTGAATCTAAGTTTTATTATCTTACAGAGGATTATTCAAGTTCAACAACCGCGAGGCGCGGACTAGATAGAAAACTTAAAACAATTATGCACGATCTTGGAGGTTTAATCGATGTATAATCGCGGGAACGAACGAAAAGAAGAAATTAATGAAGATATAGATGATATTATAAACGACCAAATAACAGAGAAAATAATGCTAATGCACGATTATATAAACGATATAAAAGAACAGAATGATAAATTAGGGGCATTATGGGATATATGCAAAGGATATATCGAAGATAATCAGATTACAACAGACGAAAGTATCATTGAAAAGGATGTTCTTAATGAATCTGGTTACGAACTTCTTAATGAAATTTGTAATATTGTTGGGTATTATGAGGATAATGATTAATTATATAAATGGTGATATATTTGACTCTAATTGTTATTATCTTGTTAATCCAGTTAATACTGTTGGAGTTATGGGAAAAGGATTAGCTGCGCATTTTAAATATAAATATCCAGATATGTTTGAACAATACAAATATAAATGTTCGCGGGGAGAAATAAAAGTAGGAAAAGTAACAATAATAGATAATATAATATTATTCCCTACTAAAGAACACTGGAAATACCCATCAAAATTATCATATATAGAAGAAGGATTAATAGATATGTTAAGATATAAAAAATGTAGTATTGCTATGCCAGCAATTGGTTGCGGACTTGGTGGATTACCTTGGGACAAAGTTAAATCTTTAATTGAGACATATTATAATAAGGAGGGATATTTAGATGTTTATCTACCGGATGATTAAGATGTTTTATTATTTAGTTTTAAAGGATATTTCTTCTCCTCCCGGCAAATAAAAGGTAATTATGAAATTTAAAAATATAGAAACAAATGAAAAGATAAACGATTGTAAAGGTAAAATATATAAGTTTAAACAGAACTATTTTAAAAATGCTAAAGGTCATTATATTTATAAGGAAACAATGGTTCCACAAAAAAGATTATCTTGTCCTGGATGTGAAGTATGCGATTGGTTGATAGAAAGTTTAGATGAAATGAACCAATACACGTATGATAATGGTCCTCCAATAGAATATCCAGAACATAACGCTTTATATGAACTTTCTGTCACTAATCAAAGTCGTGATTGGGAGAGCGGAGTAGTTGATGATTATGATATAGAATTTGTTAAGGTTAAAAATGATAATAAAGATAATTAAAAAACAATGTAATATTATTCGGCGGGTACTAAAAGAAGAAGCTACTAATATAAGTAATAATATACACGATAGAAAAGATAAATCTGTGGCTATAAATATGGCACAATATTTTCCAAATACGTGTCCATACGATGAAGATAAATATGATCGGGAAACACAAAGAGAAATCAATCTATTAAAGAATATACAAGATACATTAGGAAGACTAAAATAATACTTACTATTCATAATACAACTAAAAAGGATGAGGGATAAAATGGTTTTTAGTTTTGATACAGATGAAATCAAATATCTTTGGCAAAAGATAACTCGTGGACATTCTGATAAAGAAATATGGGGATTATCATATTCAATAGCAGAATTTATTGTTCCACGATTAAAAGTGTTTAAAAATAGAAATAAACATTCAACTCCTATGGGAGTTTCGGCGGAGGAGTGGGATAATATAACTGATAAAATGTGCTTTCCGTTTGAAATATTGTTAGATGATAATGAGTTAAAGCCCGATAATTACTTCAGAGATGATAAGGCTAAAGCAGAATATGATAATAAGGTTAAAGAAGGATTAGATCTATTTGTTAAATATTATTATGACTTGTGGGACTAATGGATAAATAAATGAGCAGACAAAAATTTTATAGTTTAACGCCACAACATAAGGATATTAGAGAAGATAAATTTAGATGTGGCGGTAAAGGTGGACAAAAACAAAATAAGACCGAATCAGGATCAAGATTTACCCATTTACCTTCAGGAGCAGTTGGAGAATGCCGGGAGGAAAGAAGCTGGAATACAAATAGAAAACGCGCTTGGCGTAGAATGGGTGAATCTAACAAGTTTAAAATGTGGGTTAAATTATTTACAGCAAAATTAGATGGATTAGATGATAGAATTGAAAATTCAATGAAAGAAACAAACATTAAAATAGAATATAAAGAAGATGGAAAGTGGGTAGATGAAAATGAACGCATTTGATGTCTTAACAAAAGCCCTTGGCCTTGATTATAAATGTATCGCACACATTACCGAGGATAATGACTCGTTCGTCTATTCTATCCCTATTTACGGCCCAAATATGCCTACTTATGAGTACGAGGATAATACACTTATTGTGAATATCGGCGGGAGAGAAGAAAAATTCCATATAAGTAACATAAAACAACTATCATCAATAGTAACATAATAATTACATTAATCAAGGAAAGTACTGTTTAACGTTACTTTAGATAATAATTGTATTCAAAAATTGTTCAAAAATATAGCCGGGGAAACCCGGCTTTTATTGTTGGTTATATATATTTTATTTAGATGTTTGATATTCAGTGTTAAGTATATAATGTAAGGAACTCTTAGATGTAATATTATACTTTAGCATTATATCTTTATATGTCATTCCATTATTTCTATCTTGTTTTATGTTATTTACTGTATTATCTGTGAACTTTCTCCTTTTCCCCGCCGCTTTTAATGAATGTTCTAAACGATCCTTTGGTGAACGATCCATCATATTATCGGATTGTGATCCAATGGCGATATTGTCCGCTGTATTATTGGATTTATCCCCATTTAAATGTCTAATAGCTATATCATCACCAAAAATATCATCTTTATACTTCTGATAACCCGTTAATTGATGAACTGGAATACGATAATTATTCTGGTCAACAGATCTAGGATATGGCCGACAGCTAAAGGTGAGATAACCACGAGTATCCTTTCGTAATTTTAGTACCTTACCTGTAGAACTAATAACATCACCATTATTAATATGATAGCCCTTATTAAAAATGGTTACTAATGCTCCTGCAATTTTAGATTCTTTAATCATTTTACCTCTTTCTTCTCCCGCCGTTTTTCGTTTCTAATCGTATTCCATTTTTGTTTTAAACACTTGTAATCAACGCTATTTTTCTCATATGCTCTAAAACTACTATAATTGATCTTTATCAATTCCTCTGGAATAAAATTCTTATAAATCCAATAAGATAACTTAACTGCTTCGCGTTCAAATTCCCAATCTCTATTAAAACTAGTTCGTGGATCATCAATATAATAATTCATTTGCATATGATGAGCTAATTCATGACAAACAGAAGCAGTTAACCATTCATTACTAGAAATATGATTACTTATAAAAATATCCCGTAAGTCTAAATCATAATAACAATAATCTTTTTCAACGAATATAACGCGGGAGCGACAATGAGAAACTAATTGAGTTAAAAAATTAAGTACTTCTACATTAGGATATGTTATAAGATTTATAACTGGATAAGGAAAGGTATTCTTTATTGCTTCTATTGAGTTTTTAGTATTTATTTTCATTTAAACTCTTTTTCTCCATATCCCGCCTTTTTATAAGAGAAATAAACGGAGTTAATTCCTTGTCCCTCACTTGTATAATCTTTATAATTAGATATGATAATATGAACCTTCATTATTTATCCTCCTTTAAGGTTTCCCCGCCATAAACCGGCGGGAGAATAAGAAAAATTAAAGTATATTTATCACGTAACATTCAATAACCAGTTTCTTAGAAGACGATCATAACATTCAAATGTATCTGCTTGTACAATATTCTGCTTCATTTCGCCTTTTATTAGGCAGCTAAATTTAAAACAATAATTATACATATGATCGTGCTGTTTAGTTATAGTAGTTAAATTACCTAAACCAATATTATAAGCATTATATGCTTTCTCATGGATGCTTAAAATTATCTCTTCTAATCTAAATTCCTTAGCACAATGTATAATATTATAATGTTCTATATCTTTTAATAATTGTAATCCTTCTTTTTCTAGTGCTTCTGTCATTCTATTTATCCTTTTTATTATATAAATAATACTGCTCAGTATATAAACAAGGAAGTTCCTGCTCCTTTGTTTTTAGTAACTCCGCCACAACTTTATTTAAAACAGCATTTAATTTAATAACATCTCCAGATAATAGTGCCTTATGGAATAAAACGGTTTGCTCATGCGTCAATTCATCTCTATAAATAGTTGTATTTAATATTAATGCAGTCCAAACTAGTCGTTCGAGTTCCTTATCTGTTGGATTGCCATGACTTTTATTAAAAGCTTGTAAATAGGTGTTTGCAAACACATTATCACGGCAAATTTTGTAGTATTCCCCAATCATTCTACTCATTTCTATCTATTCCTTTCTATATATTTCTTTCTATCGAGTAAATGCAGATAATACAGAATCCCAAGTACAATTATCAAGGCTATAGTCATCTCTAACATGTAGAAAACGTGGATGACCTAATCTATTATTCTTAGTAATCTCTTGTGCTCTTACCTCAATAACCTTACCTAAATAGTAATCTTGATTATCGGTGAAATCTTTACGTTCCTCATCTGTCATACCTGAACATTGACCAATTTCAATAATTTTACCATTATCATAAACACCAAATACAATAGCTCCAATCATTTCCTCATATTTACCAGCTTTACCTTCTGTAAAACCAGTAATAATAACGGAAACTGTATTATCCCATTTCCATTTCCACCAATCTTTACCATAAGATGTATACTTAGACTTTATAATAACACCTTCTTCATCATCACTAATAAGACGATCATAAAAGTCTGTCATATCTTCATTAGAATCATATGTGGATAGCGGAAGCTTCCAATACTTATTATTAACTACTTTCATGATATGAAGTAATAAGTCCCGGCGACGGAAATAAGGTAAATCACGTACATCTTCACCATTATAATAAAGAATATCAAAAGGATAATAAAAAGCCTTACCATTTTCCTCCTGGAAGGCTAGTGCTTTATCTTCACTAGCGCCCATACAAGATCCTGTAGCGTTCCTTCCATTAGGATGCATAATTTCGCCATCAATAATTGTTAAACCAATAAACGTATCTATTGTAGGATGTAAATGAGGAACATTAATAGCACGATCTATATATAATCCATTACCTTTAGATTTATGGCGGGAAGTAAAAGAAACAGGTAAATTATTACCAAAATGACATAAGAAACGCCTTCCATCTAATTTCTGCTCCGCAAAATAACTACTGTCATTAATAATTAAATTACCTTCCTTATTACAACGAGTAGAAGCACCATCTTTGGCCCTAGCAGGTTTAATCTGTAACATTATTCGTCCTTTCAATTGGATTTCGTTTCACAACAACACATAATTTATACCACAAAGGGACGGCGTTGTCAAGTCATTTCTATCAATTTTACCTATCAAGCTTTATCTATCAAGTCATTTCTAAAATAAATCTGTTCTATTAATCGTAATATGTGACGATTATAAACAAATATCAATACATTACTCGCAATTAATTACGATTTAATAACATGATTAAATAACATGATTATTTTCGCGGTAACGAATCCTCATACTATTTAAGATAATATAACTATTTACTAAGATATATCTTATATGATGATTGTTGCCTTTCTTTATTCTTTGGATGACGTTTGTATAAAAAGTCTCTAAATAACATCTTTTTAAACAAGTTAGGTTGATTGCACCAAGCAGCTAGGTCAGTATAAAAATGTTTCTTATCACTTTCCCAACAACTTATATCTCTCATTAGATAAGGCAAACAACAATTATCCCTTAGATAATTTAGCCTATTTATCGTTTCACTTATGGTCATCTCGGGATTACAATAAACAAAGAACTTTAATTGCCAGGGTTTCCGCCAATCCAACAATTCTAGCTTTTTATCCACTAAACTTATATATGACCAACTATCAAACGCAAATATATAGTTCCCCAAGTACTTTAGCTTCGATAGTAATAAGGAGTTCTCATTATCTATTAATCTTATATCAAATCCTTGATTAAACTGACATTTTATCTTTTTATCTACTAATTCTTGTAGTAATTCCTTGTGATTAGGTAACGCCAAAAAGTTGTTATCCATAAACATGGTTTTATTGTGCCTTACTATATTATTAATAGAATTAACTTGGTGTATTGTGCCTTCTTTTCGCGGGACGAAACAAAAAGAACAATTCCTTATACATCCTCTACTAATAAACCCATAAGAAACATCGTTATCACCATATAAAGAGTAATCAGGCTCCAATAGCTCTATCTCATTAGGTAGCTCTTTAGATAAACTATAACCAGTTCCACCAAATTCTACGTTGTTGTCATGCAAAATGTAATTATATGATTCTAAGAATATAACACTACAAAATATCTTGTCATATCCAGGTGGAACAACATAATATACACGCTTTCTCGTTGGATAATAAGATAGATTTAGTCTTACTAAACTTATATTGGCTCCAATTCCCTTGTAATATGTAGATAATTTCATTAAAGCTAAATTAGGTATCTTTGAGTCAGCATCAATTAATAATACATTCATTACTATTCTACTCCTTATGGTTTCATCCTTATGGTTTCATCCTTTAGCTCTTTTTCTCCCGCCATTATAATGATATACTGGGTTATTTTAAGATAAATAGTTTCTCATAATTCTTTTTAGATCCAGTATTCTTCGTTAAACTTGTAACCCGCTCTTTTTGCCATATACACTTAAAATCATTAGGCATATTAAATTCACTTATAAATATCTTATTAGTTTTCCCTATTTCGCGGCAAAAAGAATAAAAAGAATCGTAATTAAACTTTCCTTTATAACCAGTAGTACCATAATAAGGAATATCACAATAAACGATAGAGCCAATAGGAATGATAACATCTCGATAATCTAAATTAGTGAATTCAATTCCCTTTAATTTAGGTGCTTGTTTTAGTACGTTATTATATGATTCCATTCCATAATTACGTTTACCTAATTTGTCCCTACTATATCCTCCCCACCATTTTCCACCATAAGATAGGTTAAAACCAACATAACCAACTAAATGTGGTTCTATAATACCCTGATTGTTCTTTATATACTTATAATACTCCTCAGACACGTCTTTTGGTGGCTCCCAACCATTCTGTAACGCCTTTAAAAAGGATATTAAATACTGATGACTATCATTGGCAATTCTTACACGATTATTAGACACCTTATCAATAAAATTAGCCCCACCACAGAATAAATCTACTATTGGGCTTGTTTCATCATCAATAAAAGGTAATATTTCTCTCGCTAAACGATTCTTTGATCCTTGATATTTCATTTATCCTCCGTATTATCATACACCATAGTTATCAATAATACACCTTTTTATCCTTTTGTCAAGGTTAAAGTCAACTTTCCCCACGTATAAAACACTTTTATTAATAGAAAAAAGCCGGGAGCAGAGAAAAAAGAAACAATAATCTACATAGAGTAATAGAATTACCTATATACATATATAGAACTACATATAGAGATGAATAGATATAGATACCTATAAATAGATAGAGATACCTATAAATAGATAAATACAGTTACCTATAAATAGAGTTACCTATAAATACATCTATTAGTGAGCGGCGCACACATTATAATATACCATTATAATATACCATTATAATATACCATTATAATATACCATATTTTGTGCCTTTAGATATTTCTATTACCATTTACCATAGTTTTTATAATTACATGTTTTTATTACCATATTATTGTATTGTACCATACTATAAAATAATATTATCTATTATACCATAGTTTTACCTTTTAAAATCAATATTATTATATTGTACCATATTATATTATACCATAGTTTTACCGTTTAAAATCAATATGATAGGGATAATAGGTATGCCACCCACCTCAATCTATATCACGGAATCTCGAACTGTAAAGATTATTTACATGGGGAAAAGATGAACGATTTCAATAGGTTACACCATATAGTTAACGTAATAGGTATTCCTAGTTAGATTAAATTATGGTATGCTTCTGATAAGGTATATTATGGATAGTTGAAACAATACTCAAATGAATAAAGGATAGTGCTATCATATAGTTATGAGATAATGTTGGCCCTACTTAATGATACCGATAGTACCAGACCATAGCGCTCTGGCGAC